GGACGCACAGACATGATGCCGCCGCTATTCGCGAAGAGCGGTAGTCCCACCTGTTCAAGTCTAGCCAAGGTCTGAGGCGACGCTTGCGACGCGGCGGCGGGTTGTTGCTGCGGCAGCGGTTGCACTGGAGATACCTGACCCAAAGCAGACGCGGGGTTGGGAGTGGGCATCATAGACTGAGCAAGCTGGCGCGTGGGCCGTGGCTCGGGGACCGCTTCCGTTATAGGACCTATTACGGGAGGTTGTAACGGCTCTGTAGTCATAGGATCCCCAAGTTCGTACAGGGCTCCAGGAGTTTGAACCGGAACATTACGAATGCGTTGTAGGTTTTTATCTATAAAGTTGGATCTACCCCATAATAGCAGGCGTTTAAGCGGTCCTTCTTTAATAGTGGGTGATGTAATCGGATACTTTTCTATTGCAGCCATACCCAGTTGAGGATCCATCAAAAAATCAAGAATCAATCTTTGGACGGCTTTTCCTCTCAGGTTTCCTAATAGATTTACGGCAGTTCTACGGCCTAAACCTGCTGCGATTAGCTGGCTCATCATGCCCGTAGCATTTGCAATTCCGGTTCCCGCTATGCGTCCTATATTACCAATAAGCTCCGTAGACATAGCGTCCTGTGGGCGCACTCCAGTTTGAGCAGAAGGTCCAACAAAGGTTTGTTGTTCCGCGCCTTCTGCAAATTTTCTAAGAACGGCGGGAGCGTGTTCCCCATAAAGATCGTTTAACAACCGTGCCATAACAGGGTTATCAAGCATGTTATTAATTTTGTCCGGATCCCAAAGGGTAACTTTTTGGCCTCCTAAAGAAGCAGAAAGCTTTTGAGCTTCTTTACCCATCGCCGTGTTGTCGGCAGAGGATGAAAGAGATCTTTTAGTAACAGCTTCGGCAACAGCAAGTCTAAATCCATCTAAAGCAGGATTAGTTCCATCGTCGTTTTGGCCTTTACGGAGAATTTGTAAAAAAGACTCTAAAAATTGTTTTGGGTTCCTGTTAGAAGGCGATAGATAAGAGTCTAAAAATTGTTTTCCCATTACAGCCGGATCAGGCTCATTTAAAAAATGAGCCGCAGTTAATTTTGCGCTGTTCTGCGCTTTAATCTCTTGGACAGAAGCTTTAAAATCCGCTTCCGTAAAACCTTCGTTAAAAAGATTGTTTTTCCGCATATCCGCAACAACGAGATCTAACTCATCCGCAGCTACGTTGTTTAGACGGTTAATCAGTTTTTCTGCGGAAACTAGATCTTCAAATCCTGTTGCGCGGTCTCCAGACGCCTTGTTAAGCCAATCAATCGCGGCCCTGTTATCGTCAATAAATTTCTGGGAACTTCTTTCGTTAAATTTGTCTTCGTTTAACCTTTGAAACCGACTCCATAATGTTTCTTGCACGATAGCTATATTTGCAGGAGTGGGTTCTGTGCCGTCCACTACCCGAAATCCAAGAGACCTTCCACCAGTAGGCCGAATAGATTCAAACGGAGGAGGCGGTTGCTCAGAATATTTTGTAATAGAAAATTCTGGATCAAATCGGATAACTTCTGATCCATCATCTGCAACCGTAACACTAAACGGAGTGTTTTCTCCCGTTACTACAGGGGTTAAAGCATTTTCAAGTTCACGAAGACGAGTTTCTTGCAAACCTGTCTTTCGGGCTGTTGCAGGCGGAATCATCGCGTCAACAGTTTGTTCAAAATCAACTCTAGGTCTTCCAGATCTGTCGAAGCCTCTTGCCGCTCCTATACTTCCCTTCTCAAACACATCTTTTTTGAGCGCCGTCATCTTTCTGGCTGCGTCTAAAAGATCTGTGTTTAAAGAGAAGTTTTCGGGGTCCGCTATAGCCCGTTGAAGATCACTGATCATTCCAGAAATAGCCCGCACTTTAGAAGCGTTTCCGGAAGACCCCTTTCCTTGTTCAAAAGCCATTTCTCGTTTTAAATGAGAAATAACGTTTTGGATTTCTTGAGGCTTCCGACCAACAGTAACGCCGTCTACCGTTTTCACACCCAGCGCACTTGTGTCGTCTATCTCGTCAAGAAGTTTGACTTCGGCTCCTTCACTGGTGACTTTGGCACCCATCGTAATATCTAGGTCACCCTGTTCTCGGGCAAGACGGTTCCTGGCTTCGTCTAGATCATCCAACGCACGAAGGTAAATTCTATCTTGATCGTTATATGCCTTGGCATCTTTTTCGGATAAGTTCTCTGGACGAATACCTTGAAGGCGGGCTCCCTCCGCCGCAGCCACCAATTGAGCCCTTTCTCTATTTAACTCACCTAGTTTTCTGTCGATATAAGCAAGATCAGAATCAAGGGAGGGGCGTTGTGTCCCTGTCTGAGGTAAGAACGGATCCTCTAACCCTCTATCCGCCAAATCTTGCCGAGTTTGAAAATCATCTTCCGTCCGGCTTCTCTCTCCGTAAAGACGACCTCTTTCGTCATAAAGACGATTAATTTCGGCATCTATTCGGTCTAATTCTTTTTGGTTTCCTTGATTTGCTATTTCATCTAGTTTTCCTTTCTCCCGCGCTACGATTGCGTCCTGAGTGTCAAACCGCCTACGCAAATCTGCTACCCGATTTTCTTGCCGCGCAATCTTCTCGCCATCTGGGCTCTTTGCTGCCTGCTCTAGCAACGCGGCGCGGCCTGAAAGTTTCCAGAGCCATTTGCTTTGGTTTTCAGCCTCGCCCGCATCTAAAGCGGCAACCTTTGCGGCAAAGTGTTCGCCTATGGGGACCCCATCAATAAGAACTTGAGGTCCCAAATCTTGACCATCGGGCGTGGTGTACGAACTAGATTTCGGTGTGTTAAATCCTTGAATGCTGTTCCAAAGAACATCCTCAAGAGCGTCCATGTGCATGTAAGAGGCGTCTATCTCACGCCGAATCATTTCATTAAAGTTAGCTCTTTCCGCAGGAGGCAAATCCGGAGTCATCGCTTCACGAATCTTGGCTACCTTTTCGAGAGTCATTTCAAGAACTCTGTTTTGCAGCGCATCCAAATTTTGATTTAAACCGCTGTAAACGTCTTTAATTGACGAAAGAGCTTCTTCCGTAACGGCTCCGGCCCGTCCTTCTTGTATGGCACGAAGTCTGTTCTCCATATATTTGTAGGATCCTGTTCCTTCTCCTAGCTCATAATCCCTGGTTACAAGGGCCGGATCCACGCCTTCAGAAGATGCTCCTCCAACTAATTTTTCAAATTTAAAGACCGCTTCGTCTATGCTCCGAAAGAGCATGTCTCTATTGTCTATCATTTGATCTGAGTAACGGGCGTACGCTTCGGAGCCTAAACCGGAACTCCCATAAATAGTAGCAAGTTGCCCCTCTTGGAAGTCTCCAAATCTTCGGAGTTCTTCAATACGAGTCTCTGCCGCAGCTATTTGTTCTGCGGTAGGAGGCGATTTACTTGCTAAAGCTTCATCTAGTTGTGCTTGTAAAATTCTTGCTTCTGAACGAGCCAGTTGAGGAAGAGTGTAAGCAATTCTGGATTCTCTATCCATACCTCGCCCTTCCGATAACGCTAATTTTAGATGCCCAAGAACATCTAAAACGCCTGCTCTGTCTCTATAATCACCGCCCCACCTTTGTATGGCACGGGCCGCAGCCTTCTCTGCACCTTTAGGTGTGATTCCTTCCAGAGCGCCGGAAAGGAACTTAGGAGCCATACTTACAACAGGAATATTAGAAGCTATGTCCCAAACTGTATTAGCCGCCGTCATTCCAGCAACGGGCGTAACAAAACCGCCGCCTGCGGCAATTAAGTTTTTAGCCCATGCGGGAGCACCGGGCCACGTTTGTTCTAACGCCTCTAAGGAACCCACCATTCCGGTTCCGAAACCAATTCCCATGGTTGTCTCTAAAGCCGCTGCTTTCTTGGGGCTTGTGTTCCATAGTTCCGAAAGTGCTTCGTACACCTTTTCTGTAGTCGCATTCCCTCTTGTTTTTGCTAAGAGACCTACAAATTCTGCAATAGCCTTGCCTTCAAGGGGCGCGGCACCTGCTATTTGTCCAATTAGAGAAACGTATTTTTGAGCCTTGGTCCTTTCTTCTGGCGTAAAGTCAAATTGAAAATAGTCCCTTACCAGATCACCTGCGCCTATGGTTTCTCCAGCAGCAACAAGGGCAGGGTTTACAATATCCGCTCCAGCTTGAAGTTTTCGCGTAAGAAACTTACTACCACCAATAGGTTCTTCCGCCGACAGATAACGGTTTCCCCTAATAGGAGTATCGAACCCTCCAGTTCGTGCCGCGTTAATCACGCCATCGACAACTTCAAACCCCATGTTTACTAGATCTACAGGGGCTCCAAATAAACCTGCGGTAGAACCTTTAGAAATCGCTGGTATAAGGGTCTCTCCAAGCATTTCTTTACTAAAGACATCTACTTCAGGTGGACCTCCTGCTGACCCTCTAAAGTTATAAAGCGCAGCGCCAAACTGTTGGTATGCATTGGAATCCGTATCGGATATATTTAAAATGCCTGCTCGGTCTACGGCAACCGCAGGTAGCGTAACAGATTCTCCGTCAACGGTTGCCTCATAAGAAAACATGTTGGGATAATCCGCATCCGGAATTCCGGAATCCGCATCAATAACAATATCACTAAACTGAGGGTGAGATACGGGGGTCACAACGCTACCTCGCTATCTTATGGCGTAATTTAAGATAATCTACGTTAAACTTCTTCATAGCCGCATAAGCAGGATCATTAATATCTGATGTTGAAATGTTGAGAGTTTGAAACGCTCCACCGGGAGTAAATAGAGGTTGCCCGTTACGATCAGTTTTAATCAGTTTGTACTGACCCCCAAAAGCCGGATTTCCCGTTAATGTTCGTTGAAGTATTCCGTTATCCCGCAACTGTTTCAAATATTCCGGGGAATGTGCCGGAACGTCCTGTCTTGTAACGGCGTACTTCTGTCCCTGAATATAGGGAGAGTAGAAGTTGTTCTTTGGTTTAACATTGCCTACATCAAAACCTAACTGGACGGCACGTCCAAGGGTTTCATCACTAGAATCGAACTCACCTACATCTTGCAACAAAGCGTTAGCCGTATTAACCAAGTGCTTTCTAAGAGCCCGCAACTTTCCTGCTTCAAACTTTTCCGCGTTTCCTAAATCGGGAAGAACTTTCTGTGCGCCTTTTAAATCTGGCGTAGAAATTCGTTGTTCTCCCACACTCTTTAAGAACTCTCTTGCAACAAACTGTTTTATCAAAGGCTGAATGGCAATTAATCTGTTAGCGGCTTCTTTACCTGCGCCAGTTCTAAACCAGTTTCCTGGTGTAGAACCCGTAATGCTTGAAGCAAAGCTCTCCAAAGGACCCGTCACAAAACCTTGAACTCCAGATGACGTTGCGTCGGCGTCCATCTGGTCTAGCATGGCAATTACACCTAAAATTTTAGTTAGAGCGTCGCTCTTTTCAATGTTTTTTGGTTTTTCAAAACGCTTAGTGTCGGCTTCTTCTACTTTTTCCAGAGCACCCGTTATTGCAGCCATTTGAGAAGTCAAGTCGGGAGTTTTTGTAACATTTAAATCTTTTACAAGACCTGCTTTTTTCGACAACGCCTCCGCCTTTAGGCGCTGCTGAACTAGGCTAGGATCTACATCCCTAGCTAGAATAGTGCGATAATCGTCAGGGGAAAGTTGTTGGTTGTTAGGTCCTAAACTAGAAGGGGCCGTGGTTCCTTTGCCAAACATTTCAGGAGACGCTTCGTTAAATAAAATAACCCGTGCGGTTCCACTGGATAAATTTTTACCGGAGGGAAGGGGAAGTTCCTCTAAAATAGGTTTCGCAACGCTTCTAGGTCCAAAGGTGGCTCTGGAATACGCTTGCGTAATTTTGGCCGGAGCTACAATAGCTCCCCGTGGGACCGCCGCACCTGCGGCTCTAGGAGCTATCCCAAAGTCATCATAATCATCGGTTAAAAGTTGTCGAGCAACTTCAAGGTTCATGTTTTTTGTTACGGGCTCTCCAACCGCGTAAGCGGGTCCAATTATGTTGTAAAATACGCTCTTAAATTTGTCCCGTATCTTTGTCTTGTCCTCTTGAGAGAGAGGTTGGCCGTCTACCCGACTAATAGGGAACGTGTCTTTCGCCGGATCTAATTCCAGATTACCTTTAGCAGCGTCAAATCTTAAAGCTATGCTTCCAAGACCCTCTGTTTTTTGAATCCTGTTTAATTGATTCATAAAACCTTTGAAGTACCCTTTAAACTTAGGATCATCCATACCTTTCGGGTCTTTAGGCGCGGGGTCTTTCGCAAAATAATTGCTGACAGGCATGGCTTCGTTATCTTTGGGAATAGAAAATGCGGTTCCGCTGCCCGCTCCTCCTAACTTTATCCATTGTCCGCCTTGTTGCCGAAGTTGGATAAGTCTTCCCTTGGAATCTCTAACGCCCTCTCCAGCCTTGTCCACCAGAACAAAGTTATTGGTAATATTTGAGTCCGAATCTTTAGGGGGGGAGGATCCAAGATACGTCCAATCCTCGGGGTTGTTAATAGGTTCTCCAGTTATAGAGTTGAACCCAGGTTGTCCTGGACCCTGTCTCGTCATGTGTATTATTTTTTTATTATTCTTATGTTGCAAATAACCTACGTTTGCAGCCTTGCCCGTACTACCACCAACGCCCTTAAAATGGTCGGAGGCTTTTACCATCACCTGCTTTTTGCCAGGAGAAAAATCTTCTTGGGTCCGCATATTAGTAAAGACGGTGGTCTTTCCCCGTTGTCGTCCCTGCGTTACAGAGCCGTCTGAATCTAAAACGGGAGTTGTAGGCCGTCCGTTCTCATCTGTTTTATAAAGAACAAAATGACCTGCAAGAAGCTTATCGGTGTTTTTGCCCAACGTTTTCCAAAGCTCCAGCGCAACAGTGTCCTGATCCTTTCTACGCGCCACTGCTTGCGTGTACGCGGCTAACTTGACCTGACGGTCTTCGGCTTGCTTGGCTGCATCTATTGCAGCTTTTCTCTTCATTAAGTCCGTGGACACAGGAATTAGGTCTGCACCGACAGGAGCCAGAAGTTCTCGCCCTATCGTTGCAAAAGGAGATTCACCCTTTTTTGGAGTTGCACCCATCGACGCAAACCCCCGCGCCGCCAGCGAGAGGGCAGCTTGTAATTTAGCGGCATCTTGGGCTTGCTGAAGTTGCTGGCTGTAATCCGTTGGACCTAAATAAGCGCGAAGGTCCGCTGCTTCCTGTGTAATATCCGATATATCTGGACGAGCACCAAATTTTGCATCGGTTACCGCCTTCCTCCATTGAGCAAGACCTTCCAGACCTTTTGGTTCAGCCATAAAACGCTCCTAGACAGGTCCTTGGCCCATGGGCATTGGTCCGGGCATTTCGGCCATATCGGCCATCATTTGCATTTCGTCGCCACCGCCAGGAGACATCTTGTTGACGGCATTGACTACGGCTTCCGTGCCGGATGATAGATTATCGGCTATCGCACTCTTCGCAGCAAGATCTGTAATGCCGCCGTCTACCTCACCGACTTCTGCCAACTCTTCCTGCATCAAAGCGCCAATGCCCTTGTCAAGTTCTGCAAGCTGTAGCGTAGGCTGCACAAGGGCTAGAACGGAGTCTGGGGTCTGGTCCGCGTCGGATTGACCAACTACAGCGGCCAACCGCCCACGGTATTCGGGGATGTCGGCTTGGTCGTTCCAAACCGCGTTCATAATTTCACGGAAATCGCCCGCCGAATTAAGCTCCATCATGCTTTCAGCCGCAGCCTGATCCGCAGCGGCACCAATCTCTTCGGCGGCAACCTCCTGAGTAGCTTGCGACATGTCTCGGCTTACCGTTTGTAAGACTTCCGCAGGAAGCATTTCTGCCATTGCAGCCATTTCCATATTCGGGTCCATACCTTGACCCATACCGGGGCTCATGCCTTGGTCCATGGGCATTGGTGCGGGAGCCGCCATCGCTTCCGGTGGCATCATGCCCCCATTTGCCATTCTAAACATGCGTCGGTTAAGTACATCTCTCATGACAAAATCCTTAATTAAAATAGGCCACCAAGTTGTTTCGCAGCGGCCCCTGCGCCAAGAAGTCCTACCCCCGCGCCCGCCGCTTGCTGGAAGAGTGAGGGTGTCGGAGCACTAGGCGATATCACCGTACCAAGGGTCATCGAAGATGACGGAGCGCCTTTATATATATCAGACAGGTAGCTCAGTCGCTGATAGGGTTCAAACAGATCTTGGTACGTGTTCTGACGAGTAGCATCAAGCTGCTGTTGCGCTATGTCGCGCTGCTCTGCACCCAGGTTCTGCAACGTCGCAATATCTTTAATTCCTGTAGCTTGGGCCAGTTCAGCGGCACCCAGTTGTTGTCCACCAATGCCCGCCTGCACCCGACCAAGGTCCCCGTACAACGCGCCAATGCCGCGCATCAATTCTGATTGCGCCTGCTGTCGCCGCTGCTGGTTCTCAAACGACGTAGCTGCCGTTTGTAAAGCTTGCTGGTAATTCTGCGAGTACAGATCAGCCAACGATTTCGCCCTTACGTCAGCAAAACCTCGTCCTAATTCTGCGCTTTCCACGCCAAACCGGCTACCACCAAAAGACCCACCGGCACCTGCGGCAAGTTGGTTGTACTTCATCTCCTCTTGCCGTCGCAGTTCCTTCATCGTTTGGTCGATGACTTCCTGCTGATACGGGTTCATGTATGCAGAAAGGTCGTCGGGCCGGAACATTTGAGCAGAGCCCTGTGCCGCCGTTGTTGCAGCGGCCAATGCGCCATCGTCACCAAGAGCCTGACCCACCGTCCCAAGACCTGCCGACAGAGCGTCCGTACCGGAAGTCAAGTAGCCCTTATAACCTCCGATACCACCCGCAGAAGTTAAATCGGCAGCAAGACCCGGTGTGTCTTCCGTTCCGTATATCTGACCTTGGAGGTCTGACAAACCCGCGACTTGATAGTCGGGGAGGTCTACCGGCATATCTGCAAGGTCTTTTGCAGATTCTAAGAGACCTAGCTTGATTGCCTCAATCTCAGGGGCTTCGCGTACAATCTGTTCCTGAATTGTTTTTTCAGACATGATTAAGCCCTCATTTCAAAATTACGCATCATGGCGTACATGTTCTTGGCACCGTTCTGACGGTCTCTTTCTTTGTTGCCCGTTGGGTTAGGCGAAGCCCCCCGCACGGCTTTTGCCGTCATGACAAACTCACCGTCAGATAGCATGGCCGGTATGTCATCAGAACGCTCGGTTCCTGGACCACGTACTAAAGCCTCGCGCCGTGGAAACGACATAATACCGCCCTTCGCAACCTGCGCGACGGGAACAAGTCGGGTCTGATTGGGATTGTAGTTGTAGTTAAGACCAAGCCTCTTCGCGGCCTCGTCGCTGTACAATTGAGCAACCTTGTACTTGCCAGGGTCTTGAGCATAAAGCTCCGATCCAACGGGTTGACCATAACCGGGAAGCTGGCTTTCATCTGGATCATCAGGTGGTGGTGGCGTGTCAAAAGCACCAAGGCCATAAGCCGTCAGTCCCGCAGCAGCGGCAAGGGGTCCGTACTGTTTGATCATTCCTGGGCTGGCGTCCTTGGCTATCTTTTCAGCCAGTTTCAATTGTGCTTCATTTGCCGTTTGAAAATTTAGGTTATTTGCCGTTAAAACATCTGCTACGGTTGTTTCTTTCGCGAAAGGTGTGTATTCCGCAAATTTAAAAGGTTGCTCGACAGTAGGTATGTTGATTGCGGAAGCCGCTGGAGCCGCCGGAGCCGCCGGTGTAGCTGGAAGTGGGACCTGCCCGCCGCTTGTTGCAACTCCATGAAGATCAGGACGAAGCCCTGCCTGATATTCGGCGGGTGATAAAGCAAAAGGCGCGGGTTTTGCTACTCCCTCGCTGCCCAAAATAATGTCCTTGCCCGTACTGCTGACATAGTCGGGTGCTGCACTAACCTGTCTAATGTTTGAAGAACCTAATATGTCCCCGCCAGGAACATTTTGCGAATAAGAGGTTGACGGGAGCGTGGCACCTGGAACAGTCGGGTCAAGGTAGGGTTTCGCCCCAAGAAACTCTCCAACATCTCCACTAGCCAACCTGTTAAGTTGTTCACTCGCCGTGGGATTGACATAACCCGCAGGTCCCATTCCAACGGTTTGACCAAGGCCCTCTTTAAACCCTTGGAATCCAGTCGTTGAAGATCCAGTTGGACCGTAGCCAAACGCACCTTTAAGGCCTCCTGTAAGGCCCGCAATACCACCGGATATAAGGCCAGATTTAAGAGAGTCTTTAAGACTGCTTCCACCTGCTAAACTTCCCGCAGCGCCACCAATAAAGCCTGCGCCTATTGACCCCGCGCCAAAAAGACCCGGCATCGCCGCACCAAGAAACGGAACCCCAAAAGCGGTCAGTGCAATTGGAAGGACAACAGGTGCGGCCTTCTTAACAACGTTTACAACGCCCTTAACGGCTTTCTTGACCGCCCGGAATATCTTTTTAAAGAAAAATTCCGGCATACCCGTGGACGGGTTGATGCTGTTTAATTCGCTACCTACAACGAATTCCTGCGGGTCCAAGCCCATGTCGCGCATCTGACCAAACAAAAGTTCTTTAACTTTTGGGTTGGCATCAAGGACCTCCATAGGCACCACAGTCTCGCCTTCCGCAGCGTGAACGATGTAGATGTCACCGTTACGCCCGTACTCCGCGAGTTTTTCGGCTTGGTCCTTAATCGAACCAATGCCAATCGGCGCTAATTCATAATCAGGAGATACATCCGCAAAGGATTGCAGTCCGTTGGAAAGATTCTGATGAGATTGCTGCATAGCTATGAGTACCGTAGTTCTAGGATACTCGCGAAGAGGAATATCTTCGACGCCGTATCGCAGTTTAAAATGAGTGCATCACCGGACTCTAAGTTAAAGGGACCTTCAAGTGACGTTTGTGCGAGAGTTCCGAGACTTATCTTATTTAGAGTAACAGTCGTAGACGCGGAACTGTCGGTTATCTTCGGGTATATCACTATAGTGCCAGAATGGCTGTTATACAAATTTATGTTCCGCACGATGGCCTGTGTCACAACGGTAGGATCCGTCTGTGTAGCAGGACAGGTGTACACGGTAACGTCCCCTGTAGAGCCAACCAAACTTGCCGCGTTTTTGTACGCTACGCCCATTACTCACCGAACCATAACATGCTTTGTGTTTCGTCGTCGCCGCTCACTACCGCAGGAAACTCTAGCTTTGTTAAAGCCATCTCTATGTCGCGGAGTATTCGCGTGAAGGCCTCTGTGTCATATTCTTCCGGTGGAGTGGGCATCGAATGGTCCAACAACTTTACCATCAGCGCCTCCCGTCCGGACGGATGTTCATACGTAGATCACCCAGCGTCCAGTTTATATCCAGCGAGGAACTCTCTACACGGACCACGGCTTGCCGCCCTCTGGCTCTAATAAAAGACTGTTGCGTACTGTTTGTAACATTACTTGTAGATTGCGTCTGTAAAGAATCTAAGGGAAAGTCCCGCGTTTTTACCAAGTAGTTTACAGAACCAGAACTGTCGCTGCTGGTATCATTAATGCGAAGATCCGGGATGAGCTTGTCTACAAACATAAACTGCTCACCATCACCAAGATCAAAATCAGTGGATTCAATAAAACAGGACATTGCGCTGCCGTCGTCGTTCTGACCGCTTTCGTGGTTGTATATGTACTGAGTCCCCCCAGAAGCGCCCCCGGCTCTTGGATTATCGTGCGCTCCAGAATCTACCCACGCCGTTCGTACCAACGTTCCAATGTCCCACGCGCCCTCTACGTGATTAAACTTAACGTATCGGTCTATCTCGTCTGAACTAGCGGATGCATAGAACCAAAAAATCTCATCGAAAAGCTTGTTGGAAGCGGCAAAAAACTTAAAGTCTTGAGCCAAATTTATATCAGAAAATACGTGTTCCAGAACCGTGCATGGTATGACCTGAGTACGTCCGCTATATGCATAGAAATTATTGCGCCCCATCCAGAAAGCACGGTCCCCAGAGGCAACGGCGGCATTCGGACCTATAATAGAAATGTTGTCGGCAAGAAGACTAAACGTAAACGTGTACGGAGGTCCCGTAAAACGCATCGCATGTAAAGAGGCATCCGTCCAAATCAGTACCTCCTGGCGGGTTCTGTGCGCGGTAAGTATCTCAGACCCAGAAGATATTCTTTGAGAACCTGCTGTGTTTGTTGCAGTAGGAAACCAGTCAAAAGGATTTTCCTGATCACTCCACCGGACCATCAACAGGTCCTGGTTCGTATCGCCTATCGGATTAGCCCCAAAACATACCAGATGCCTATCGGATCCTGAAAGCATCATACGCCGCACTACTGTAGGCGCACTAACGGCACCCGAAGAATCCGCCAGAGAAACGGCCCTAGCTGTTAGACCCAATGTTTTATCCCAATAATACGGCGTTCCATCGAAAGCGTTAAAGGTGAGGTCTTCGCCCCAATTGTCTTGAGACCAAAGGCGAATGTTGGAACCAGCGGAGGTAGTTATGTTTGCAGCCTCTCCCCAGCCTACAAAAGCGTTTGCTTCTTTAACCGCAACGTCATCATCATGAGCCGCTGCCGTTGTGCCACGAACTCCTCTAACCACGCCCGCGTCTATGGTGTTAGTGCTTTTGCCAGTGTATTGAATGAGTTCGTCGTCTATCAGCATAATCCCGACAAAGGTTACACTCGCACCACTACTAGCCGCTGCCGCAGTCGTCCCATCTGCGCCCCGTGTAAGATCGGAAAGAACATTAGAATTATTGTTACCGTACTCAATTTTCTCACTACCGACTAGAATAGTCCCTTTGGAAGCAAACGACGACGAATTCGATAGGGGTATTGACGTACTAACGTCCGTTATGTTGGCCGACAACGTAGTAGACACAGCCTCAAAGTCTGACGCGGATGTCAGGGCTAAAGACGTGACTGAGTTGTTAATCGCGCCATCAAGCGTTGTCTCAGAGAAAGAACTGCTATAGCCCCCCCACAAACCGGCTCCCCACCCAGTTCCTGGAACAACTACCCCGAGACCCGCGCTGATTTGATAGGCCGCAACAACAGCGGAACCTCCTCCTGCGGTGCTTCCAGAAGACGCGCTTCCCGTCGTAGTCACGGTAAAGGTGTTTGAATTAATGACCGTAATTTCAAACTCAAGGTTTATCTGAGCCGCAGTCACGCCATCCGTTGTCGTCGCTCCGGATATTGTAACGAAATCACCGGTCCGCGCTCCATGGTTAACGTCCGTAAACGTGATTACGGCACTTCCGGAAGATCCTGTTGTAATAGGGTTTGAGCCCAGAGTTTGGGTCCGTCTTAGAGGCGTTATGTCGTTAAACGTTCCGCCCTCTTCAATATAGAACTTTTCTTCGGTGCCAACGCCCATTAACTTAGAAGCATCTAAGGCAGAAAATACGTGAAGAGACCTAGTAGTTCCTTGCACAGAATTTGAGCTTATTTTACTCCAGCCCCCCATCTTCTCCGCTCGTCCCTTGCGAAAACGGATAAGATTAGAGTCAAACCATCCGTTCTCCGCCGCGTAGGAGGTGGATTCTTTATTAACTCCAGGGTTAAATGCGACTTTGGTTAACGGCATAGTTACGATCCGAGTTCAGGCCACTCATACAAAATACCAGATTTGGTGGTCTTGCCATCACTGTCCGTCGTCCATTTGAGGAACAGCGCCTCAACCGCATCGGTGTCCGCAGCGTTATCAATAGCCGTTTCCATCTCTGTTGCCTTGGTGCGAATGGCGTCTCGCCATGTTTGAATGTTAGATGGTACAGCAGTGCCTTTATCGGCCTTCCGCACTATGGCCCAATCGGTTTGAGCGAGGAGGGATGCCTGTTGACTTTTTACCTCATTCTTAAGGTTGCTTTTGACTCCAAGCGTTACAAGCTGGTTGCCGTCGCTATCAAGAATAGCTTTTCCGTCCTTATCGACTTCATTCACATCCGTTAATGACTTAGCTGTTGAGGCAACGGTTCCATCGTCATTATGGGATGACCAATAAAGCCTCTCATCAGGAAACGGCTGCATTACAACCTCAGAGATACCCGCTGCCTTTTTCTCGTCCTCAGACCAAATTTGCCAGTTCTTAGGCTGTAGGGTGCCGTTCGCATCTTTCCATGCGCGACCCGGTCTGATTGTTTGACCATTAACCTTGTATACTGTGGTCATTTTCCTTCTCCGATCTATCTTACGCGCATATGCGACTTTGGACCCAGTTTCTTTCGGTGCCGAAGATGAACAGGCTTGCTTCTACGGCGGATTATCTTTCTCTCTACCTTGGTCGTCACTTTTTGGGCCATGTTTTATTACCGTGCCTTCGCTTGCGCTACACCGTCGCCACCAAATGGATTCTCGGCAAATGCTAGATAGATGTAGCTGTCAGAAGCATTGATTGCTCCCGCCGTATCTCTAAGTTTAAAACCATTCGCAGTAAAATCTAAGCCAGGGTCTTCTGTATAATCTGCATCAGTCGCATTAGCATAAAGTTCTAAGTTTACAGGGTTATATGGGTTTCTTACCGCATCACGAATAACCCAATTTCCTGTAGACCCAATTCTTTTTATCATTACCCAAGCCGGTCTGAAACCAGATGCCCCGTCATCAATAACTATATATGGACCATCAGCAGAGTTATTTCCTGTATATGAGCCAATACCAATCAGACCCGGTGTCCTAGCAAAAGCATAACTTACATAAGTATCATCTTCATCATTAACAACGCCCTGACTATCCAACGCTGTAGTGGTTGCATTAAATGCAGTAACCGCCGCAGTAACACTTGCAGTGGCGTTATTAAATTCATAACCAGTAATTGATCCTGTTATGTTTGTACCAACGTGGTAATCTTGAGCAGGAGTTCGCCGTTTAAAAATTTGAAACTCCGCAGCTTGACTAAGGCCATGACCTATTGTAGCTCCAGCGTTCCCATCGCCAGTATATGTAATAATGCTAAATCCACCATGAGATGCTGCGCTTACTTGACTTGTAATGCTGCCGTTACCATTACTTGAAGCCGCCCCACCAGCTTTCATGCAATACGCAACGTAAGTTGCACTGCTTCTATTTAGTTCTTCAACAACGCCACCGTGGTGAGTTACCGTAAACCCATCAGCATCAAAACTCTCAAATTCTTGGTTTGCACCACTTTGTTCTGTGTTGGTACTACTTGCCATTCTCAACATAGCATCGGCACCACGAACAACGTCTACCACATTCCAGTTTGTAGCTACCGAACGACATTTTATCCAAACAAAATCGGGTTGAAATCCAACGCCAGTAACAGATTTGTCGCCACCATTCCCCGTGTACAGAACAGTTTTGAAAAAGTCGGATGGGTTTGTCACAGTCGGAGCCGGGAGATTGGCGGTGTTTATTCCTGCATCAAAACCAGTTGGGACAGTGTAGGAAAATGCGGTTTGGCCGAAGTTTGCTTTGAATAAGGATGACGTTGTGTAAACGCTAACAGCCGCCGTATACGTTCCAACGCTTGCTGTATAAGCTGGATTAGTTCCGTTCGCTGGATCAGCCGAACCTAACCAGGAACCGTTTTTCCCGAAAAACAATTTTCGAGTATCGGCATCAAAAGCGACACTGATAACGTCCCCATTTGCAATAGTTCCAAGATCGGTTCCATTTGTGTTGTTATTAAAAAGTTTACCATTATTCGATCCTGTTGAACAATTTATCGAATACCCGTCAGCCGTGGTTCCCAGTGAATGGTTGTTCATCGTTGTAATGTCAGTGTTCGTTTTCAGGATCCCAATAAACGCTGCATCTGCATTTAACGTGTCGGCCTCTATTTCCCAATATTTTTTCCCGGTTAACGCAATCGTTGTGCGAATTTGCGCTTCATGAGTGGTCGTTCCGTTTGCATGTAGGTTGCCATCAGCAAGCGTTGTAGAACCATGACGATCATGCGGATTGAATGTTGCGTAATTTCCAACATTATTATTAGCATCATCAGTGCATGTGTCGGTGACTTGGTTAGTTTGTATAGACCCCCCGCCAACCGCAAAATGGTTGTCTTTTCCAGAGGTGTCCGCGCCAATACCGCTTGAGTCTTGACCACTGCCGGTTTGCTTGAACTGAAGCAGAAAACCATTGTCGCCGTAGGTCAATCCAGAAGGGTCTTTTGGAATCCATACACCGTTGTCGTCAAACTCTCCAAAATCACTCGCCGCATACTCCGTGCCATCTATTACAGCAAATTCGGCTAGGTATCCGTTATAGTAAACAGTTCCACCATACGCATCGCGTCCAATGCTATAAGGGTCTGTCCCACCAAAATTTCCGTTTGATGTCAGGTTCTGCCCTCTAGTTCCATAAGAACTATCAAATGACGTAATACGCACTCCGTTGACATAGAGTTTATTCTTGTTTCCATCAGCGTTCCCTGTATTACGCGCCCAAACCACATGTTGCCATGCAGTTAAGTCTCTAAATCTCGCAGCATCCCCAGTATTTAGAGCTTCCGTACCATCAGTAGCTTGTATGTATAGTGATCCTTCTCCACTGCCTGTATACCGAACACCTTCTGAATTACCACCACTTGCACCAACATCAATTACCCAGTTGTTACCACCAGTAGGGCTTGCCGTATTTTGTCTAGCCCAAAAAGAAACAGTGTACACTGTTCGACTAGTACCCGTGCTACCAAATGTTTTAGTTAAATAGTCAGCAGAACCATCGAACCAGAGAGAGTTCTCAACGACATACCCAGATGTCGCAGAACCAAAGATCATGGCTGGTGACCAAATCGGCATTATGCGAACGCCAACTGCGCGGCACCCAACTGAATGGACCCGCTTGCTTTAACTACATACGGCACGACATCAACTGCTGACGCCGCCGTCGATATTGTCAGTCCCGATCCTCCCGCTGTTTCGTAATCGGTGCCAAGAGCAAGCGTTCTGCTTCCTGTGCCGTCTTGAATAATGGTAATAAACCCAGACTGACCAACTGCTTCAGTTGATGGGTTGGCAAGCGTCACGTTGCCAGTAAACGTCAAAACGAAGTTCTGGTAGGTCTGAAAGTCAAGAGTGGTGCTTCCCGTAGCGTTCGCCGTCTGTGTAGAACCCACCGCCGCATGACTGAACTGTGTTACTTGATCCTCGTCAATCGCGAAGGCTACATTGCTGCCAACCGTTGACCCTTGACCGAAGACAAGATCGTCTGCCGAGTCGTCCAAGCCTATGTAGAAGTCTTGAGCATTCCCATCAAAAACAAACTTTGTGTCTTCGGCGGTCCCATCCCCAACGGTGACGGCAGCGGCTGGGAACACTACGGCTTGGTTCTCATCAATTGAGATTGCCGGTGTGGTGCCAACCGTAGATCCAAGACCTATAACAAGGTCATCCGCCGAATCATCCAGCCCTATGTAGTAATCTTGAGCGTTGCCATCGAAAACAAGTTTGGTATCCGCCGCCGCGCCATCGCCAATCGTAACAGCATCATCATCTATCGTCATGACACTGTTCGTTCCAACGGTAGAGCCCACGCCAACCACCAATTTGTCGGCGCTATCGTCTAAGCCCACATAGAAGTCTTTTGCGTTGCCGTTATAAACAAGTTTTGTGTCTTCCGCAGTGCCGTCACCTATGGTTACCGCCGCCGCTGGAAACACCACGGCTTGGTTTTCATCTATGGATACGGCTGGCGTTGTGCCTACCGCAGACCCCAATCCTATGACGAGGTCGTCTGCGGAGTCATCCAGGCCAATGTAATAGTCCTGTGCGTTGCCATCGAAAACGATCTTCGTGTCTTCCGCAGTACCGTCACCTATCCGTAGAGCATCCGACACGTAGAGACTTGCAAAGGCGTCCACAACAGCCGCGCCAGATCCTGCGCCATCGCAAAACACAACAGCCGTATGACCGTTAGGAATGGTGATGTTGGCACCCGTCCCTTGCGATATGATCACAGAGTACGGCCCACTAGAACCAGAGTCCGTCGTCGCGTTGATAAAGATAAAATATGCCGTTGTCGTATTAGGTGCCACGGTGACCGTATTGTTAGCCCCAAGTGCGCCCGTAAACTTGATAACACGAAACATACCGTCTTGAAGGTTCTCGGTGCCTGCACCAGGGGATGCCTCTCGAACCGTTAACGTGTGCGTAGTGCTGGATAGTCCAACAGCCTTGAATGACGCTATGCGATCTAAAAGGTCTAAATTGTGGTTAGTGGTCGTTCCCCAGGCACCGGACTGCTCACCAGAGCCAATCTTTTCAATGCCAAAATTTGTTGTAAATGAAGATGCCATCGTACCGTCCTTATGCCGCTATTTGTGTCCATGTAGGTGTTTGGGATGCATTAATTTCTGTAAACCCAGAGGTCTGTGAATCATCAATCCGATCCCAAATTAATACATTGTTAACCAAACCCGCAGCAGACACTCCTTCTACAGAGAAACTAAAGTTAATTTGTACCGATCCTATCGCACTTGCCGCAGAAACTCCAGATGGAGAAAGAATAGAGTTTGTTATTAACGTCGGGCTACCCACCGAACTTGCAGCAGATACACCCGTTACGCTGAAAGTTACACCCGTTCCTTCAACTATTGTGGCGCTACCCACCGCACTTGCAGCAGATACACCCGTTACGCTTACGTTTGATACACCTGTCGCAGTTGCCGTCCCTATCGCGCTGGCAGCAGATACACCCGTTACGCTAACTGATACAGGAAGACTTATAGTTACGGAGCCTACGGCACTGGCGGCAGAAACACCTGTAACTTCTACGGGAAGTGGACTATTCCAAGACCCGGAGTTCCAAGTACTTCTATCCCAGCCAGTGATTAGAGCCATTAAGAAATCCTGATAATAGCGTTGTTTGCGTCATTTGCAGGGTACTGAATGGTGAAGTCTCCTGCACTAGATGACTTGTCCCCACCGAAGTTAATAACGGCTACCGCTGGATTCGCTGCTGCCGTAGTTGTAGAACCTGTGCTTGCACCACTCAGAGTTGAATTATAGATCAAAGCACCTCTAGCACTCGAAATCGTAGAAGACGAAAACGTAGTGTCTGCAAAGTCTACATAAGCAGTGGGAACAGAAGAACTGTTATCTCCAAGCGTAATGGTTACACTAGAAAGAGCGGCACCTCCCGCAGTGTAATTGGTGCCAGAAACTTCGTTACTGGTAGTGTATTGAGTGGTGTCAGCGTCAATAGAAGAACTATTCGTAAACATCGCCACTTTAAAAGTGTCCGCGCTTATCGCACTTGAATCTCCGCGAGAGCTTGATGTCAAACGGTGGATGCCCGCAAGTATCTCCTTCTTGAATGTTCCGCACATTGCGGATGAACCAATAGCCATTACAACCTCCTTATGATCTCAGCCATGTCCTCATGGCCTTGTTGTTTCATCAGAGCCCAGATCGTAGTTCTCTCGCTCTGCGCCATTCTCTCCATGTAGAAGATCAGTATCTCTTTCAGGCGATCCCGGTGCGCCAAAGCCTGTTCTTTAATAACAGGCGGCGCTGTATCAGAAACAACCATAATTTTATTCATAGCCATTTCGGCCATCTCTTCAGGCGAATGACCCCTGTTCGTAGAAGTAAAAACAAACGGACTTGCAATCTCGGTTGTCGAATCACTATCGAACATTACTGAACATCCCGCCGTAGACGATCATACCGATACTGATCCCTGGTCTGAAGTCCCTCGCCCAAATTTTTCACCCACTGCAACGACTCTTGAAACCTGTTGTTATAAAGTTGAAGGAGATCCGCCTCACCCTTCATAAAAGTGTAAGCCTCTACCAAGCTGCCATAAAGAAGAGCCAACTCAGCGTTGTCACCAAGGTAACTGGTTCCACTTGTGGCTGTTGTTATAGATGTCGGGCGGTAGAAGTAATGAAGCTCCACCGTGTAGACTTGATCCGGTGTAGGAGCTAATAGAAAGCTGTCACTGTCCCAATCGGCATAATACACCGGCGTCCCCGTGGTTGCGGGATTTGGAGTAAAATCTTGAAGCATCGTAACTTGCTTATACAACAAGAACTTGTTTTCGGAACTGCTGACCACACTTAAAGAGTTCTGAGAAAGGAAGTCGGAGGGTTTCGACAAGTATTTATTTCCCGCAGTCGTTGACCCCGAGGAATTTTTTCTAAACACGTCTAGTTGCGCTTCTTTCAGAATGCGTTCTTCCGCGTTCAGAATGAACCGAGACAATTGACTAACAAAAGTCGTTTCGGTGTTTTGTGTATAGTCCTGTATCGCTGTCTTTAACGTAGTAAAGGTATAAGCCATGTCATGCACTCACTGTAACAGGACCGGCAGATGCAGTTCCACCTCCACCCGTCGTATTACCGGATGTCGCTGTCTCACTACCCGCAGAAAATGTGTACGTGTCATCACTTACTTTCGTAATCGAATAGCCGGATGCCGATTGTATGTTGGATGAAGTAAATCCGTCAAAAGCCTCTACGGAACGAAACCTAACTGTGTCCCCTGTTGAGCGACCATGACTAACCTCTGTGACTGTAATCGTTGAGGTTCCGCTACCTGCCGATTTGAACGGATCGAACTTTAATAGAACAGTCACGGCGGGCTCTGTTCTATCGGGTCGGGCGTCCCTCAAAGCTTGTGGATCTGCCGGAGACCGGACCACCTCCAATTGTGGTTGCTTAGCCTCAAACTCGTCCTTACCAACAAGCATTCCAGTCCACTCTTTCCGCATATCTCTCAACTTATATGCAAAACCAGAACGGTCCGATATGCCCATGGCGTACTTATTAGATGCGTATCTAGACATCAGGATACCGCACTTACAAAGGTATAAGAAGGAACAAGGTTAATATTAGCTTTATCTCGGTCCTCGTCTGCGGCCCGCTGGAACTCTTCCTCGTACAGCCCTTTCAAAATTTGAATTCTATCCGGGGCTCTTTTCAAGGACATGTAGTACGCGAGACCGGCAGTGAGGCAGGGATAAAACCTAAAAGGTATGTCCAGGGTATTCACAGAAGCATCCGCATCGTCTATGCGAACCAGTCGGTCATAGATAAATATGTCGGTGCTATTCTCCGGAGCGGGCCATATCTTGACTATAGGCGTTATTTGACGGTCTACATAAAACTGTGTGGGCCTTCCGGTAGTAGATTTGTTTGCAATGGTCAGATAGTCGTCTCGACTAACCCTTGTTATAGATATATCCGAATCACTGCGCCGAACTACCCCAGATAGAATGTCTACGGTGGACTGAGCGTCTTCAAGAGATGCCGTAGAAGTAGTAGATGTTGATGCTCCACTAGTGCCACCCGTAATGGTCTCACCTGACGAGAATACGCCCACCGGAACGGTTAATGTCAAAGAAGTTGAGGTAGGTTTAGTAATAATAGAGGCGGTAGCCCCGCTGGTGCCACCCGTAATAGTTTCCGCGATAGAAAAACTTCCACTCGCAGAGACGGACATTGTTATGGATCCTACCGGATAATCAGTTATCCCGGAAGCAACCGTCTGACTTACCTGCTTTATGGTCCACCTATTTAGACCGCGATTGGCCCAATCGGCAAATAGCAGGTTCAAAGACCTTCTGGCGGTCTTCGCATCGTACCCGGTGCGGAACTCTATTCCACACCTTTCAAAGGCTTCCTCTATGTACTCTGCTACATTCGGTTCAAAGTCCTTGGATCCGGAAACCGCCATTATTCACAGCCCATCTTCTAATACTGTTTTAAACAGTAAATAACTACAGAGTAGGTATCTCCGCTGCTATGTCCTACAGTAGTTAGTTGAATGTCCCCGGTATTACCTCCGGAAGCGGCTACGTTAGGCAGTCCGTTAATGTCCGAATAGTCCAGGGTATCCGAATAATCCGCAGGAAGTTCTACGGCAATTACATCCGTTGTAGCGTCCCACAACAGTTTCACACCCATTCCAACCGTAGAAAAAACAATCTTTTCAATACGAACCTTGGAACAAGAGGTGCCATCCTGCAATCCGGATAATTCGGACACATCCACTTTAACAACCGCAGATTCTCCGGTTCCGTCACTTGTATTTGTGCAATAGATAACAGCGGATGTTGGTCCGTCAATTATCGTGGTAGCTGTTACAGCATCTGCCATGTCCGGCTCCTTCTACATAAGTAGGGGAAGGAACATAGTCCTCCCCTCACTTAAATTACGCAACCTGAACGTATTCAATAATGAACGTAAAGGAGCCCGCCGTCGTTGCATCTACGGTGTTTGTGATATTGCAGTAGATGGTCCGCTCTGCCGAAGTGTATTGAACGGAGGCCGGAGCCGTCGTTGCGTCTTGGGTTTGTAGAACGAGTGACGTGACCGTGACGTTGCCTACAACAACTGTGGTGCCGCCATCCAGAATTTCATCAGTTTGAGCCGCAACAATCTGCGCTCCAGAACTGGACGTTCCAACCTCATATCCAATGTCGCCGGTTCCAATAGTAGGGGCCGTGACACAGAGAATCTTAATGTCGGTGATAATCGTGTTAGCGGGTTGCGTGAACTCACCAATAGCTGGGCTATCTCCCGCCGTGGTGTTAACAGTAACGCCAGTAGCAAAGCCAACATGCTTGACGTACTTGTTCGTTACGATACCGGTTGAGGCAATGTCGAAAGTGTTCGTTGCGGCACCCGTAGTTGAGTTGACGTTGATTACCTCAAAGCCATTTTCCGAGCGAACGGGGCCATTAAAAGTTGTGTTAGCCATTTAGCCTTCCTCCTTACGAAAGGTTTTGCCCTAGAGTCTCCGTAAGCGTCTGCTGGGCCAGTCGCTAGGGCTAAATAATTCCCAGATGAGACGAGAGGGGGTTGCCCCCCTCTCCATCCCAAAGTTAGGCTCCTGGCGAACCAAAGATGCCGCGAGGATCCGAGAACCCGAAAGCGTAACGCTCACGGGCCTTGTACCGGACGTTACCGGTGTCGAAGTCACCTTCCATAGAAGTACGAACAGCGGACCGGTTGAACCCTTTGAGTCCATTCGGAGCATCCGTAATAATGAAGAAGGCGTCGGTGTCCGTGAGGAAGTGGTTCACGAAGTAACCTTCCGGCAGCATACCCATGCTACGAATAGCATTGATATCGTTGTCCGCCGTTCCCGTGCGATAAGCAGATTCCAGAAGCCGGTCTGCGGTGAACTGAAGCTCCTTGGGAACAATCAGTTTCGTACCACGAACGGCAACTTTCAGTCCGCGCTCATCCACGAAGCCTGCAATGTCAATGAGGGACTGCTCAAGGCTGGTCTCATTGAGATCTGCTGCGGTGGAGAGTTCGTTACGGAAAGTGCTTCCATTAGCCAGAGGATGGTCCGTAGCGCAAAGCTCTTTTCCATCCCCACCAGTAACCGTGCTATCAAACGCATTGTTAAGAACTGATGCAGCCTTAACCTGTTTCGTTTGACTCATGCTACGGGCAAGAGCCCTTGTATAACGACTAGCAAGCCGGTCATACAAGTTGTCTTCAATGGCTTCCTCTGTGATTGAGAACGCCAAAGCAATCGTCTCCATGGTGTAACGAGCCGTGTAGACTTCTTGAGCATCGTCAAACGATACTGCCGAACCCTCCGACTTCGTTGGCGCGGTGCCAAACCCGGAAAGCATCACCTCTTCTTCAAAGGCGCGATCCGAAGTCTCCATAGTGAAGATTTGCTCATGTTCACGATCATACTGATCGTATTCCAAGCCAAACAGTGCGTTTAGGCCGGGTTCCAACTCTTTTACAAGTTGTGCTCTACTAATAGCCATTAATCAACCCTCCTATACGCCAGTAGTTGAAACAGTGCCGCCTGCAATAGCACCATTCGGGCTATTGAAGCTGTTGTTCAACCGCACAATCATTGGAATACCTGCCGCTGCAAAGTCCTCATTACCAGGGTCTTCTTGCCAACCCATGATACGAAGGTTCAAGTTAGCGGTGGTGTTGATCGTGCTTACCCCCAACGCAGCCGAAGACATTCCCGTGGTAGTGCTTCCGCTTGTACCACTAGAGAAATTGGCGTTCGCAAAGACTGCCGCCCTTGCTGTAGCCTTGTTGGTGATGGATGCATCCGTAGCAATTGCAAACAATTGCATGGGATCATCAGCAACAAGTGCCTTAACGGGGTGATTACTATCCGCACCGGATCCAGGCCAGTAGTTACTGAAGACAGGCTTTCCTGTCGTACTAGAAACATACTCGCAACCCATGAAAGCGCCAACGAGACCAACAGTACCACCTGCCGCAGCGCCCACAATGTCAATGTACCCTGTAGAAAGGGGAATGACAGGACTGCCTTGGTAGATAACATTGCTGTTACCGCTTGCAATTTCATATTGGGTATAGCCCGAAACACCAGTGGAGTTTGAGTTTTGGCCTACTTTAGCGATAGGCCGCAAACCGAATGCTCCATTAGCATTTGCCATGTTCTATACTCCTCTACATAGCAAGTTAAACAAAACCTAAGTGTTCTTAGGTCCTCCAAATGTAACACGCGACTGACGCTCCGGCTTCTGGAGTGCCATCGAATGATGTTGGTTTTCCTTCATGAGATCATTGTCAACCGCCGTCATAGCATCTGAGTTCATTCGCTCAAAATATTCACGACGCTCTTCTACGATCTCTGCTGGAATACGAGCCAACAACAATCCACCAACGCCAAAAACACCTTCATAGCTTCCACTATCAACCGTTGGAGCTTCAAAATCCGGGTATTCATCTTTCCGCACAAGTTCCCAGCCTTCTCGAATACGAGCCGACAAGTTTTTGCGGTCATCAAAACCCCGAACCTCTGCACGAATCCAGCGGTGAACGTAGCCTTCTGGCGGAGGAGGTGCATCCAATAAGGATGGTGGTTTCCAAGGTTGCCGTCTGGGTTTAGCCGAACGGGTCTTAGATGCGCGAGGAGTTCTATCTAACTGTTTGTCGGACATCATCCTGCTCCTAGCGTTTTGTGTTTCGCGTACTCATTTAGAGGAACTCCCAACTTATTAGCGATTGTAACTTCGCTAGGAGTTAACCTCACTTGGGTTTTGCGTCCAGTGCTACTGGAACGAGTGGCAGATGCTACAGCCTGTTGGGGCCTTCGCGTATCTGAAGAGGAACCAGAGCTTCCACTAAACTTATGTGGGAAGGCTTCTTTTATCCTCCTGTCTAGTTCAGAGTAGTACTCTGGAGACTCCGTGTCAAAGCCTTCTTCCTCCACAATCTTCTTGTGAATTCCAAAAGCCGCAAAAGTCATGGCCTCGTCACTTCCAAACCATTCGTTTCTTTCCGCCCAAGCTTCAGCTTTAGGATCAGGGCGATTGGGAACTGAAGCGGGTTGAGGAGAAGCCGCCTGCTGCGGTTGTTGATACTGGGCCTGTTGCTGCTTGGCCGCTGCAACGCGCTCTTCTTCAATAGCAAGACGCGCTAACTTCTTGTTCAACTCAACCTGTGCGGATGTGTCGTTGGTAGCAATTGCGGTCTCTAAGTCCTTCTCTATGGACTCTGCCTGAGTTGCAATTCGGTCTCCGTACTCTTCGACGTAACCCTTATCCAAACTCTGAACGCGGCTTTTGAGTTGCGCGTTCTCTGCCTGAATGTTCTGTGCATAGTCTATGGCGGCTTTCTGCTGGCGCTCCGCTTCGCGAACTTTGTGCGTGAGCTTATCAATCCGCTTCTTTACCTTCTTGCTATAAACTTCATGCTCTTCTGAATCTTCTTGATTCGCCTGGAGTTCCTCGGAAGGGGCTTCCTCCAGTTCTACCGTGACCTCTTCCCCTTCGTTAGGAATATCCACGATAAGGTCTTCATTACTCTCGGCCATTGTCTTCTCCTAAATGTGCAGGATGTCTTCAGGATCCTGTATTACAGCGATTACTTCATCGTCGTTAAGAATACGAACCTCGCCACCGTCTATCTTAAAACGAGAACCCGCATACCGGCCAAACAGAACCCAGTCTTTTTCTTTACACCACGCTCCACTTGGAAATTTAGATTTGTCATCATAGGCCAAAGGCCCTGTTCTCAGAACAAAACCGCATACCGTAGCCACCGCCTCTCGGTCCACTACGGCGTCTGGAAGATAGATCCCACCCTCGGTCTTCCCCTTTCCTCTGTAGGGAAGAATAAGAAGACGCCACCCGGTAGGGGAGGGCATCCTATCTAAAACGCTCCTGTCTATCTTTTCCGGATCAAGAACCTTTTCTTCAATGTTAACGTAAGCATCACTCAAAGAGACCAAGTTGTCGGTAATCTCAGATTTTTCCATCATGAATCCGCCTTTTCTAGGATTTCTCTCAACTCCTGACCTATATAATCTAAAGATTCTACGTTGCCAACAAGTTGTTTGTACTCGTAGAAATCCTTGACCACACCATCAGTCATCATTTCAGAAACCCTTGAGCGCCTTTCTTGAATGACCTTGAACAAATGTTCAGCTAAAAGAACTCCGTCCATTAGCACTTCCACCTGCGACGAGCCTGCCTGATACGAGAGTTTGGGTTATTCCTGGTCTTAGCAGAAGATTTCTTGAGTTGACCTAGTGATCTGGCGCAATAGCTCTTACGGCGTTTCGCTGCGGCACTGCCTTTCTTGACTTTCCCCGTAACCGCCGTTTTTAACTTTGAACCCGGATTTGCTCTACGATATGCCGCGACGCCTTTTTTAGTCATACCGGCTCCAGACTTAGTAGGCCGGTAGTTCGCGCCCTTACCTTTAGTGGTCTTTCGTATAGGGTTTTCTTTCTTTCTAGCCATTCTACTCACCCTCAGAGTAAAGATTATTGAAAGTTATAGCAGGATCTAGGTACGACTCATGAGATTCCGCAGAATGCGTCCACTGAGACGGCATGAAGTCTGGGGCTCCTTCACCGGTCCGCCACAGGGCGGGGCTGGTTGCGCGAACCCTGTTGTTGGGTAACGCAACAATGTTACCGGTCCACGGTCCCGCATCTGTTAGATAGATAACATGCGACTGCTTATGTTGTGCAGGGTCATCCGATATGTCGCTATCGGTGTAATCGACAGTGAACAAATACCTTCCTGGATAGAACTCATTGTCTATCTTACAAAGCCAGGGGGATGAACTTACTCTGTCCATTACTATCACACTGTGTGTTCTAGACTCACAATCCCATGGTTGGCATAAATGGTCTTGCATGGGTTCCGGCCATTCTTCCAAAGGTATGTCTGCAACAAGAGCTTGAAGGGGCATTCTAGCCCACATAGCACCTCCGTGGACATTCTCTTCAGGTCCATCTTCACAGTCTATTTCGCATCCCGTAAACACAACCTGAAAACTCAGGGATCTGTCCGGAATGGTGTTTACGGCAAAAGCCATAGCATGAATAAATTCACCATGATATTGCGTGTGATTACACGTAAATTCTTTGCGTACCCAGCATTTAAAGTGCGGTACGTTACTTATCAAATAGGCCATCTACTTCCGTCGTCTGACCGCACCACCTTTAGCCATAGACTTCGTGCGTTTCCGCATCATGCCACCACCCATCATCTTCTTGGCCTTAACCGCACCGCCTTTAGCCATAGACTTCGTGCGTTTCCGCATCATGCCACCGCCCATCATCTTCTTGGCCGCGCCACCTTTTGCATATCCTTTAGTTCTCTTAGCCATAATTAACCTCTCTTTGATTTTCCAGATTTCTTTTTAGCGAATGTCGCCACGTTCGTTGGTCTTGGTCCTTTGTTACTGACCGCCCTCTTGCGCTTTACCGCGCTGGCCTTTTCGCCCTTAGACATCTGACGCGCCTTTGCAATAGGAACGCATTTTGGGTATTTCCGTTTACTGCCCTTGGACTTTTTCCTACCGCACGGCTGGTACTTACCGTCTTTCTTAGGCGCACCTATATCCACCCACTGCTCACGGACCCATTTGCGTAAACTCATGGTCGTCGCCTACGAGGCCCCGCAGAACGACGCTTTTTCGACGCCTTGGTTTTCTTCTTTTTCTTCCCCCCAGGCGTTACCTTTCCACTACACACCGCACTAGCGTACATGTTGGCATAGGCACTTGGATAAACGTCAAACTTACGTTTCGCGGCAGCTTTACCTCTCGGACATAATTTCGCCATGTCAGTTCTTCTTGTCCTGTTGCCACGCACGGGCCTTAGACATCGCCCGATTTCCAAACCAAAAACTAATTATAGCACTGAATATTACGCCATCTGTTTCTTCACGCCAAGCCATGTCGATGGCTACCGTCCAATCTAAATCCTGGATGGCAATCATAGCATAGATCATGACTCCTTTTGTCGTTAAGTAGGCTAAGAGGAAAAGGTAAGTGACAACAGGACGGACGCTACCGCGCAACCCGTTGATAAAACCTCCAGCGTCAATAGACTTATCATGCTCATACAGTCCCTTCGTCTCTTCAATTTCAGCCTGAGCGTCTAATTCTGCAACTTTGAGCTTGGATATCTGATCTGCATACTTGGCTTTCGCCTCAAGCATCTTTATCTGATGCGCGTCCGCCTGCTTCTGCTTAAATATGCCTATGACTTCTGGGATTATAGAGGTTCCGAAACCTAAAAGACTGCCTAACAAGGATATCATTATATTACCGGTCCTTTCTCCGACCTCAGAACCTTCAAGTCAGTTCCGGCGGCTACAATACAGGTAATGTCATTAACGATCTTAGTGAGAGTCCACGCCCCATTTGGTCCAGCGTAAATCGTAAGAATAGATCCATCCGTCGAAGTTCCTTTGAGAAGAGGCCTTTCGTTAAAGGTTTTTGCCAAGAACTTAGTCATAAGATCCTTCTTGGCGCAACTTGGGACGGATGAAACTTCCTGTATAGATGATTCACTCACAACAAGCTGATGTTCTTGCTGACGTATTTCGACGGTAGACAAAGAATTAGTAGATTGGCAGGCCGGTAACAGTAAAGTTAGAAGAACCACCGCACGGGGAACCATTACCCATCTCCATTAAGTATACCGCTTTGTTTGTCTCTCATTGCTTGTCGCCACCTCCACGCTAGAAATCCCAAACTGGCAAGCAGTAGCAATATAGACAGGCCCGACTCTACAAGTCCTAGCCAGGAAGCCGCTACGGCTACGCCACCAGGAGCTACGGTTATAAGGTCTTTTGGTTCCATTATTTGTTCTCCACGGGTGGATGCTTACCGTTGTGAGCGTGAGAGAGTTGGTCTAGCTGTTTCGTGAGCCACTGTACATCTTTTTGAAGTCCCTCAAGTTCTCGATGCAAAAGTTTGAGTTCTGTCGGGGAGTTAATCCCTTTGAGCGTCATCACTTGATTTACAATTTTTCCGCGTTCTTGCTCCGCGTTGTCCAACCTAGCGTCAAACTTTTCCCGGTTATCCTCCGCGCTCTTAATATGATCTTCAAGATCCTGCATAACGCGGCTCAAATTACTTTTTACCACGGCATAACCACCGGCCACGGTAGCTAGAACCATAATCCCCTGTATCGCGTGGCTCGCTCCAAGCTCCATGACTACCTCACCGCCGGTCCATATGTCGCGGCCCACCACAGGAACCAAACAATGCCACCGGCAATGGCTGCAACAGCTAAGCCTTTGGCAACCTCAATCAGAATTGCTTTTCGTTTCTCTGCGCGTTCTTCAGCTAATATCTTCTCTTGCCGTGCGCGTTCTTTCTTATCTGCGACGCGCTTTTCGCGTTCAGCCAAAATTTGATCCCAGGTGCTTTTTTCTCCAGGGGCGCTGGGCCACTTGCGATTAATTTCATCTCTTAAATCAGCAATCTGCTGATCCAATTGTTTTTTCTCAATAACAGCCGCAGCCGCCGAACTGATGCTGTCATCACCACCATCATCCTTGGCGCGTTTTTGCAAGATCGATTTATTCTTCTCGCCTATAGAACTGCCCGGTTTGTGACTTTTGTTTTTTTCGTGCTCGTCTTGTGCGTGGAAGACGCCATCAATCCCGTGGACAATTTCTTGAACCCCACGCGCACTTTTAACCAGTGTTTTCGTTGCGGCTATTGCAGCGGCTATGGTTAACGGGTCCATTAGCGTTTCCCGCTATTGGACATGTACGCGGTCATGCCCATGTATGCTCCCACCACGCCAGCTTGTCCGATATAAAAAAGCCCAAACAGATCCGATAGGGCCTTGATTCGGCCATCTGGAAAGATTGGCAAAAAGACCATCAACGTAAATCCAATCATAGAGATCATCGCCACCCAGGCCATTCGTCGCTGGGCATCCGCTTTCTCATGCTGATCACGAACTTCTGCTAACGCAAGCTCTTGATCAGAAACAATGCCATCGCCGTCCACGTCCAGGTCGTTGTGGTTGCTGTCTTTCTGGAGTTTTTTCTGAGACATCAGAAAACCTAACAGTATTTGTAACTACCACCCCGGATTGCCTCTCCCATTCCACGATTCTTACCTTTGGAAACGGATGCCTTTGAAACGTTAGGCGTGGGCTCTTCTACCGGGGGGTTGTATGGAACAAACCCCTGATCTTCGATGACTTGTCCGTCGCGAACGCCTTTTTCTGACTTTGCCATAACAATTATCCTTGTTGTTTCAATATTTCACGTTCTCTTGCAGCCAAAATACGAGCGGCGGCTATATCTTTAGTTGCCTGTATCCTATCTTGGCTATTTTCTGAGTTTTGAGCCGCTTTTTGTTGATCAAGCTGCAATCTTTGCTGATCCAAAGCGTTTTCCGCAGCATCTTGCTGTGCTCTAAGCTGTAAATCCTGCTCTTTCAAGGCAATTAACGGATCCGGTTGCCCTGCACCGCTAATTTGAGCACTCATTTGCTTAACTTGCTGCATACCTTCTGCGATAAGAGCCGCCACGCGGCCTTCCATTTGCTGTAAAACCTCTGGAGGTGGCTCTTGACCTTGAAATTGTTGAGAAACTTCTGCAAGGACTTGCTCCCTAGCCTTAATTGATACGTGTTCCATGACATGCTTCTGTAAAGCCATGGCTACAGAGGGTATTTGAGCAACCATGCCGGACGAACCAAAGACCAAATGCGCCATAATATGCGCGTCGTGGTTTTGTCCTTGGAATGCCACCAGTGGCAAACTGTCCAAAGCCTCTGAATTTTCTGTTGCGGGGTCTTTGGGGGTAGGATCGTCCTTCCCCTCGGGCTTCAATATCGCGTCAACGTCCTTGACGCCCACCGCGTGGTACATTCTACGATATGCTTCGTGCATATTGTGCATATCAGGAGCCGACTGAGCCAGTTGAAGCTCCGTCTGAGCCAGCGTCACCCGTTGTGCCATAGAGAAAATGTTGGGATCTGCCACAGGTATGACATCGACTCTGTCGTCAAAGTCCTCGGCCTTTACCGTGCGCTCCCCACCGACAACGTCATAGGGGTACTCTTGCGGTAAATATTGACCAAAGACCTTGGCAAGCAGCGAAAACTCTTCTTTCTGAGCGTAGAACAGGCGCTTATGGATGG